TGATTTTTATGTCAAATATGTCGAAAATGAACTGGAGCAACAAGTAACTGCTTTTACTAAAAGTCTTGTCTTTGACTTCGTTAAAGGCATTTCATCTCCAGAACAATATGAAGAGTTAGAACAAAAAGATAAAGATGAATGGCAAGCTGGAATACAAAGACGATTAGATAGCAGAAAACAAACTCAAAACGACAAACAATCATGACCTACTTCACATCTGTTACATCACATAAACCAAAGCCCACACCCAAACTTCATTTATTTTGGGTCTGTGAACCTAAAAAACAAGGAGTTAAAATTAGAGCATGGGGTGTAACTAAAGAAGAGGCTTTTAACAAACTAAAAGCAACTTATCCAACAGCTTCTATCCTTTGGAAAAAAGAGCTGCAACATGAAACTTCTTGATTGGCTTGGTTCCTTCTTTGTTTATAGAAGTCCAAAACCATATCAAGGATTTGCAAGATTCCTTGAAACTCGTACAGCAAGGGAATTAAGATTACTAGCTGGGACAACAACCCATTACAGCAAGAAAAAACTCGTACAAATTTACTTACAAGAAACTAATGCCAGCAACACCGAGGTTCAAAATTAATGACCGTGTTAATAAAAAAAGAAACACAGGAGTCTTTTTAGCAATAGATTCTACTGCTGGAACAGTTGTAGAAATGAAGGAGAAATTGAATAGCAGAAAACGTCCAAGTTGTTACTACACAGTTAAGTGGCCTGATGGTAGAACATCAGAACACGCACAACACATATTGGTTCCAGCTCCATAATGATCAATAAAATTCAAGCAGACTGCCCTGAGTGTGGAGAAGGCAGGACTAGAGTTGTATGCACTAAACGTGCTCCTGATGGGGTAACGATTAGACGTAGGAGGTGTGTTATTTGTGAACACCGTTGGTACTCAATTCAGTATCCAGAAGTCCCTGTTGCAAATCAAGAAATAAAATGGATAGGTACTGGACGTAACGCTAAATTTATACAGTCTGCGTAAATAACAAAACCTCCTGCACTGGGGATCGGATGCAAGAGGTTCTGTTTTCGCAGTGGAGCAAGTCTCAACTCCAGACTCATTCTAGCTTTAATATTTTTTTAAGCAAATTAGTGCTTTTTTTAGGCTGTTTATCCATATT